TTAATTATTTAATATCGTAATCTCTTTGTTGCCTATCTCTGTATCTACATTCAGAACCTCATACCTTTGAGCCTTGTAGTTATAAACGACTTCACAAGTATTAAACCCTCTACCGTCTTCTCTTTGGTCATAAACAGTATCTATATGCTGATACCTTTTATTGCCTAACATGAAGTTTATCTTACCTGATGTACAGAAGTAGAATGCTACTGCATACTTCAATGTTTTCTTTTCATCAATCTTCTTTGTTGCCTTAATCATATATCTTTTAATTGTTATTACTTCGTTTCTGATGATACAAAAATAGTATATTACGTAACATATAATACTATTTATATAGTTAATAAAATATAAATATATTATTTTACGTAACATATACTAATTATATAAGTATATTTGCATCATGGAAAAGGAAGATAAAAGGAGAGTTATACACGTAGAAATGAAAGCGACAGGTAAGCATAGATACTTTGCTTCACCTGCTGCCATCTATGATGTATTTTCAAGCCAAGAACTCGGAATTGCCCGGCAGTCACTTCTGAACTACTGGCAAAAGACGGAAGAGCCTTATGAAAATGCAATCTGCATTATTAGGAAGGGAGAATTAGAACGTAAAAAGAAAGGAGTTATATTATGATGAAATTATCAGAAATTAGAGATGCTTACGAAGAAATCTCAGGAAAACTTAGTGATATAAATCGCCAATTATGCTTTGCTGGATTTGCAATTATATGGATTTTTAATAAGACAGATAACGATATTTCCGTACCTACTGAATTATATTTACCAGCATTACTATTGTGCGCTTCATTATTTTTTGATTTACTGCAATATGCTATATCAACATTTGTATGGTATGGCTATTATTTATGCAAGCGAGAAAAGAACAATAAAGACGAAAATATAGATGTTAATGAACCGGAATGGCTAAATACAATTTCCTGGTTGATTTTCATTATAAAAATAATCTCACTTATAATAGGGTACATTCTAATTGGAAAATTCTTAATCTCAAAAATATAAAAATTATGGCAAAAACAAACAATCAGAAGCCCAGTTCCCCAAAAACTAAAGTTACTAAAAACATTCCTTCACATCGCAGTAGTAAAAAAGGAACGCTTAATGAATCAACAAACACAGGGACTGGCCCAAGAACACCTAAAAAGTAAAATAAAGCCGGAGCGCTAAGCCCCGGCTCATTAATTGATTAGCCCTTTGATTCTTAACCGATTTACGATTTCGGTATAAAGATACTCTATATCCCCGCTGAAATCCCCATAGTTCTGATACAAAAACACGACATCAGCACAATTGTCGGAAATTGTACTTTTGGACTGAACCCCAAGCACCCTTGACATCTCTTCACGTAACCCTGCTGTCATTTTTCCACCAGCAAGCGAGCTTGGAGAAAACAAATACAGGATAATGAAAATGAACTTCTTCCGCTGGGTAACACTGTCAATATTCGGTGGACATCCTCTCTCATTCAGCAACTCAACGAATATTTTGTAGATTTCATGGATAAGGCTTTTGTCTTTCAAAATTGGGGTGGTCAAGGCGTTTTCTTCTTCTGAAAGTTCTGATTTCTCGATACGAATCTTTTTAAGACGAATTATTTTGTTAAAATCCAGTTCCATAACACGATTATTTTAAAAGTAAATAGTATATTTGCATCATAATCGTGTAAGGAAGAGCTGATTCATGGTCGTGCGTGGGTTGGCTCTTTTTCATTCTTCCCCATTCGTGCTGACGAATGGTTTCTTTTCCAAATCATAGCAGGTGATATATACCCGTTTCCCATTAACATCACATAGAGCAAGGGCATATCCTTTCTCCAGTATTTTAACCGGCTGATTGTCGCAATAGACAGTACTTCCAACCGGAACTCTTATAAAATGACGTACTATCATTTGATTATCTTTAGCTTGTTATACCAGCGTGAAGAGAAAGGGAACCACCCGATTAGGAATGATTCCCCGAAAATAGTTACTTTATATAGTTTGCTCATATTTGTTCAGTTTTGCTCTAATTTATTCTAACGTACTTACCTGCAATATCACAAGTTTTTATTACCTCCGCATTATCCTCACCAAAAGCGATGAGAATACTACCACAGCCGGGAGAATCTCCACGAGTTCCGTCTGGACGGAAGAATCTGATTCGGTTACGCAAGAATTTCATTGCCGTTGCCTTCTCGAATATCACATCCTGAAACATCTTTGAATCGCAACGATTGAAAAGTAAAGCAATGCCGTTTCCATGTTCTGCCATCCGTTTAACGAAACATTCTATAAGAGGACGGGAATAAGGTGGGTTCAACCAAACGCGACCTTTCCATTCCTGTTTTAATCCATCGTCATTTTTGTTGTACATGACATTTGCCGTTTTATAGGGGGGGGCTACTGGGGCACATGGGTCTAAATCAAATTCACCCAATGCGTCTATAATTTCTTTCGGTGTGTACCATTCATCGGTACTATTAGCCGATTTTTCAAAGGTTGTATTCATTTCTGTTCCGTTATTAGTTAATTGGCAGTTTCATAAAGCACATCCATATCGTTTTACTTTGTCGGCCAGTGGTATGCCCAAACAAAGGCTTATAAGGTATAATGGATAAAACTTCATTGACTTTTATTTCACTCTCACTCCATTTGAATACCAATGTCCCGTTGGGCTTTAGGACACGCATACATTCATCAAAACCGCTTTTTATCATTTCTTGCCAATTATCCGGAAGCCTACCATATTTCTTTGCCATCCATGATGTTTTGCCAAGTGTTTTCAAATGTGGCGGGTCAAACACGACCATGTAGAAAGAGCTATCCTCAAATGGCAAGTTGGTAAAATCAGCCACTATATCAGGTCTTATTTCTATTATCCTAATCTTATCTCTGTCCTTGGCCGTAAGTGTTTCCGAACGTTTGTCAACAAATAAGGCAAGAGGATTATATTTGTCAAACCAAAACATTCTACTGCCACAACAGGCATCTAATATAAGTTTTCCATTTTCCATTAAGCTATTTCTTTTGATTTCTTCAATCTCAACTTTCTCAATACTTTGCAAAGTGCTTCAGTATTTTTTCTCGCTTGTGTAACCTCCACCGCATTCCCGATAAATTTCTTTTGGTCAGCTTGTGTGCCTATTAAAACATAATCTTCAGGGAATCCCATAATCTTTTTGAGTTCCGGAATGCGAAGCATCCGCATTTTAATATCCACTATGCCATACAGTGCCATGAACTCCTTTATCTTCACGGTCATAGGACTATCATTGTTGTAGATTTCAATCGCTACCTGACCGCTTTCTGTTGCTACCAGATAAGGCGGCATCTTATCCATGCGGGCTATTAATGTGAAGCAGGGGCTATCAACAGAGCCGCCAGCACTGTTGAACTGTGGATTCATCAGATAGTGCCATTTCCTGTTTGCGGTAATGGTCTGGGAGGGTTCCTCTATACTGCTACCTACATTTGAGAATGCAGTATTCATTATCCACGGCTGGTATGTTACCAAGTTTTGTTTCGGTGTTGTGGTAACAGCGGGGCATGGCGAGTTTATATCAGACACCTGACCACCTCCAGAATATTGATTCATAAAAAATGGAGATACAAGAGAAAGTCTGTCTTTCGTCAGAAGTGTAGGACAAGGCTGGTTAATATCCTTTCCTGTATCCTTAAAGTTATAAGAACACATAAATTGGCTTTCAATTAAAGCCATCCTGTCCTTCGTTGTGACCGTAGGTGCAGGAAGTTCCACCGAATGATTATGCCCGTTCCCATAGTAAGCCGATACAAAAACGTGGTGGTCTTTACAAGTGATTGCTCCAGCCGGTTCTTCCACTGATACGTTCTTGCTGTCGGGGTGTCCGCTAAACTGCTTAGAGAGGAAACAAACTTGCGCTACTCCAAGTCTGCTTTGCGTGGCTACCACCGGACATGGTTCGTCAATCCCAGGAGCGTTATATTTCCCTGTACGGCTCATAGAATTATACTTTACGAGGAAGGCATCCTTTCCGCCGGCTACAAACTTGATAAGTCCGGCATAGATACGTTCAAGCGTTTTCTCTGCAAGAGGCTTTTCCCTGAAGATGGTAGTTCCTTCATCAGAGAAATCAAGCACATCTTTTACCGGCTTCCACTTCTCCAGCCGCGAGAACATATCTTGCCTACCACCTTTACAGTGGGTCGGTTCAGGGAATACTATCGGCAAGTTCTTTTTAGCAAAGATGCCGAAGAAGCGTTTTCTTGTGGTGTAGGCACCGAAGTCGGCAGCATTTAAGATGCGGTGCTCAAAGTTGTAACCGTACTTCTTGACATTGCGCACCCACTTTTGATAAAGCCGGCCTTTGTCCATGCTGATAGGTTTCCCATTCTCATCCATATCTCCCCATGACATAAACTCTTCTACATTTTCAATCTGAATGTAGTCAGGGTCTATAACATCAATATAACGGAAGAGATGTTCTGCCAACGTTCGGCTGTCGGCATCTCTCGGCTGACCGCCTTTGGCTTTCGAGAAGTTGGTACACTCCAAAGAAGCATGAAGCATTATCATGGCATCAGGGTATAGCTGACGGATACGTTCTACAATAGTGCTTATCGGGGAAAGTTCCAGTGTACGGATATCCTCAATAAAGTGAAGTGCATCAGGGATATTGGCATCATGTGAAAGGATGGCATTCTTGTCATGGTTCACACAGCAAACAACCTTTCCACATCTATTTCCATCCAATCGTGCTTCTTCCACACCTTCGGACAAACCGCCGGCGCCACAAAAGAGATCAATAACAAATAGTTCTATATCGGACAGACCTTCAATGGATTTTAAGATATTTTTCTGCGATTTCATAACTTCTCCTTTTTAAACAGGTGGCTGAACGCATTATCCAAATCCAAGTCCAGATTCAGTTTGGACGGGAAAGATTTAATGTATTCGTACATCTTATAAGCGAGGTTGTCATCATCACCGCATCTGTCAATCAGTGTGAGCAACATGGCGTTCACCATGTCAGAATCATTGCCGAAGTTTTCCTGAGTGGATTCGCTGCAATGATTCACATCACTTTTCAATCTCTTTATCGCGGCTATGACTGTGTTGAAGTTTCTTTTTGAATCGTGCCGCAATTCAAAGCCTTCCTTCTTGTATTGCTGCTGCATTTCTAGAAGGTTGGTTTCTAAAACGTCCGTGAGGACAAATACGATGTTGGTTATCGTATTCAGTTTGTCTGTTCCTTGCATAATCGTGTATTCTTATTTCTAATTCGAATGAATCCCCTTCGTTCTGTTTCTTCTAACAGTGGAAAGTCTTCATTCTTGATTTCACATTCTGTTTCGTAGTTCACGGAAGTATAACTTGGGATATTGAACTTTTTCCGGATTCTTACGATAACATCCGGATTTCTTGTTACCCAGTAAACGGTTATTCTCATGGTGATATCAGCATTTTTCTAGCTTCCTCATCTCCTGCATCAGCACGGTGCTTGATTTCAATGTACTCAGCATAAGAGATTCTGTTATCTCCACGCTCCTCTATCTCTTTTTCACGTTGGTTTCTGTATCGTTCACGCTCTTTCCGTTCAATATCTTTCCGACGTTCAGAAACGTAGTCCAGCATCGCACTTGTTATTTTCAATGGATCTATTGAACCGTAGAACCGCCCATACTTCCCTGACTTAAACCGTGCTATGAAAAAACAGATTTCAGCGGCATTTATATAATAATACTCCGAAAGGAATATCTCCGATAGTTCAGAAAGTTGCTCTTTCGCTATCTTGGTTGAAACTTCTGCAAAGTCATTCAATGAGCCAAATTGTATCTTTAGCCATTCTATCGGTGTTTCATCCCCATAAGTAGAAGACAATAGCCCTAAACTCGGAATGCTGTCATTCAACGCCAGTTCTGAATGGGTTGCATTACATCTGACAAGTTTGAACTGCAAATCAGGGTTGTAATCAAGAATGAATTGTGCAGGATCGGGATATTTATTCAATAACGCCCTCTGCTTCAAGTTCCTTTCTCTTTTTTGCGGCAGCTTCTCTAACGGTTGTAGCGACTGCAAGAACTGAATCACGTTTTCGCTGCTCGCTATCCTGTTGATTTTTACTAAGTCTTGTCCCATTATAGTTTCCTTCCAATATTTTAGTAAAGTTTGCTTGTTTGAAAATCCAATCAAAGTCGCATTTCCAATTGCGGTCATTAGCTCCAAGTAAGAACGGGGATTGAAGAATGAGATTGAAAACACTCCTCACTGACTCTTTCCCATATTGGGCTATCCGGGCTTTTACAGCCTTTTTTCTCACATCAGTCATTGATCTTATCTGCTGGAGTCTGTCTTTGAATGTGGTATTATAGTATTCCATCAATCCGCTGTAATCAATCTTTTCAGAGGGGGAGGGCGAAGAAAGCTTGGCTTTCTTTGATACTCCGTCAGGAGTATTTTCTTTCTTTTGATGTAGAGATATATCTATATACTCTCTTTCTTCTTTCTTTGTATTTGTGCCCTCTGTGTGCCCTGATTTTTGTAAAAGTTCGGATTGCGGTAGATTGCTGTTCATGGGCTGTGCCCCAAGTTGTGCCCTTAGTTGTGCCCATTCGTGTCTTAATTCATTGATTTCCTTTTCAATACCTGTGTCCTTACTTGTGCCCTTGGTTGTGCCCATTGGATTATATTCTTCATATTTACATAAGGTTATAAGGTTCATTCCTTGATTGCACTCAACAGTTATCATACCTTTCTTTCTAAGATGCACAAGAAAGGAACGCACCTTCTTTTCAGACCATTTCCAACGCTGTGACAGAAATCTTATGGATGCAGGATATTGACCTCTTGAATAAGAGATTTCTCGACCTCCGATACTCTCCTTTCGGGGCGTTGCCTCAAATCGTGCAGACTGAATTAAGTCTAACCACGCTTCGCAACTGCTAAAAGTACGGGCTTCATTCCACATTTCATTCGAGAAAAACCTGCGGCTTAGCCTCAAAAATCCTTCGTCCATAGTCTTAGAATCTCACGTTAGTTAATTGCCTTCCGTTAGAAAATACAGCCCACTTACCATTACCGCTATCAAACAATCGTAAATCCGACACCTCTCCGAAACGTTTGATGTTACCGCATAAATCCACAATCCATCCACATTCTTTAGAAGGATGCGGGCGGATGGCACGACCGACTATCTGATACCACATGGCAAGTGACATTGTAGGACGTGCCATAACGACCGTATCAAGTTCCGGATAGTCAAAGCCAGTCGTAAGTACACCCACATTAGCTACTACCGGAATTTCACCAGCTTTGAACGCCTCAAGAATATGTTCACGTTCTTTCTTAGGAGTATCACCTGAAACGATAGCGCAACCGGGTATTGACATCGTTAACCGTTCCGCTTCTTTCAAAAAACGGGTAAAGACCAAAATACCCTTCCGTTTTCCTCCGGCTTTGGGATTCATCAGCCTTTGGACGATATGAACGAGATAACCGTAGAAGTCTATCCGTTCATATTCTTTTTGAACTGACCTATCCGTATAGTCGGCACCAGTAGTATTTACTTTCAAGTTAAGTTCATTCCACCCTGAAGGATTCATTGAATAGTAATCCAACTTCGCCAAGTAGCCCATATCTAATAGGGTTGATACCTGTACATGATAAATGACCTCTGAAAAGACATGAGGTTTTGTCCGAGTGATAAATTTCAGTATGGAACCGAAATCACGACTGGAGCTTAAACGGTATGGCGTTGCTGTCAGTCCAAGAACCTTACACTTCACTGCATCAAAAAAATCCTTGTACATTCCCTCTTTGGGGTTTACAAGATGACATTCATCCACAATGATGTTCTTGAAGTGGGTAAACAGTTCGGGATGATTCTTCACACTGCCGATGGTGGCAAATGTTATCCGGCTTATCTCCTTTGAGTTAAAGGATGCTGAATAGATACTGCAATCAAGAATACCGTATGAACAGAGTTTCTTGAAATTCTGTTCGAGTATTTCCTTCGAGGGCTGGAACACCAAGGTATGACCGTCAAGCCTTGCGGCTATATCCGCTATGATAAGCGACTTTCCGCTGCCCGTAGGTAACACCATAATGGCATTTGTTTTCTTCGCCTTGTTATTGAAGAAAGAAACGGCAGCATCAGAGGCTTTCTGTTGGTAATCTCTCAAACGGAATTGCATTTTCTCAATAAGTATTTGATTAATAATTCTTCATTTCTATTATTTCTCCTAAAGTTCTGCCATGCGGCTCCATAACTAAGATTATGCTTTTCGCAAAATTCAGAAAGAGAATACCGATTGCCATCAATATGTATATATACAGTATTAGTTCGGTTTCTAACCTGCTCTTTTCTGGTAGCCCATTTACAGTTTTCAGGAGAATAATTTCCGTTTACATCTTTTCTATCAATAGTAAGCCCTTTTTGATAACCACTATTCAAAGCCCAATTAACAAACGACTCAGGATTATTTTTCCATTCTTCACAGATACCTATTCCCCTGCCTCCATAATTTTTATAGCTTGAATGTTTAGGTGAATAGCATCGTTCTTTCATACATCTAAAAATCCTATAAATATCAGTTCTTGACAAACCGTGCCTATAATTATACTTAGTGATTCTATCTTTTGTTTTACACCCACAACTTTTTGATGTTCCATTTCGTAATCCATAAGCACTAACAGAATGAATAGAACCACAATCACATTGACAGATATAATAAGATTTAATTCCTTTATGGTCTAATCTATCCAAATCCTTATGCAATACAAGCCATCTACCGAACTTATGTCCTGACAAATCAGGCATCTTATTACATGATTTTTTATAACTCATAACCCTTTCTCCTTTCGTAATTTCTTATTAAGTGCTTTGTAATACTTGATTAGCTGTTCGTACTCAAAATCAGTCATTTTGGAAGTACCATCAGCTTTCACTTTCAGCAAGTCAAATTTCTGTTGCCCGATTTTGGCTATCAGATTCACCCGATAGTCTTCCAAATGATCGGCTTTGAACCTGTTGCAGTGCCGGCATTCGGCATGGCAATTGTTCTCATCAAACCGTGTTGCCAAATGTGTACGACTGAAATAGTGCCCGCAGTCGGCTTGCACGAATGGTTTTATCTGTCCACATGATATACATCGGAAGAATCCGTTTGGCATACAATCACGAAGCCGGATAAAAAGGGAAAACTCCTTGTCGAGCTTAGCTTTCAAATCCGGCTTCTTCTTTACTGTTATCCCTGCTTTATCAAATAAAGGCATAGGTTTTTCTTTCTTCTTTGGTTTTCGTTTTATGTAGTATGGCATTATTTTATATATTTGCGGGTGTAATATTTGTATTCACTCTAAAATCATATTTATATGAAGAACTATCGTATTATTTTCACTCATCATGGTAATGAGTATTCCTTTACAAAGGCGATAAGTGCCAATTTATCACAGTATAATTTTGAAGTAGCATATAGAACTGAAATCAGAACTTATATGACAAATCATGGATTAAATGGGAATTATGAAGTTGTTGGTGTCATAGAAATATGAAAAGTAACTATTAGTAAATAAGAGGATGTTTTTATCATTAAGCATCCTCTTGTTATGTGGTGGTATCGGCAGGATTCGAACCTGCATGAGCTTTCTGCTTTGAGTAACCCTTCCGGCTGGGTAAAGCTCCAGTACTCGTCGTGCGTCTACCAATTCCGCCACGATACCAGATGCCCGTCTTTCCGGGCTGTCAATTATACTTCGATGATTACGATGTCAGGTGCAACACCTTTGATTGCTTCAATCTGTTCGTCAATCACCTTGTTTTTGTATTCCTCAATGGTTTCATTCGCACCAGCAGAAACCAAAGAAAGTGAAACATCACGACCATCTACATCAGCATAAATTTCAACTTCGATTTCCTCACAAGCAAAGCCTTTGAAAAGAGGAATATTCAGTTTGAAGGATTTCGGAAGATTAGAATCAACCACCTGAGAATAATTATCCGTCTTGCTGCCGTTTTCCTCTTTGCTGCGCTCGATGTCTTGGTTAACCTTTGCTTTGAAATTCTTCAAAGTGGAAACCAGCATCATGTTTTCTGATTTATCCTTGAAGAAAGCACGGTGCATCTTGAAGAACTGGGATAGCTTGACAGGTTCCCATTTCTTATCCGTGTTAATGCCAAATTCCTGCATTTCTTTTGAAGCCTGTAAAATACCACTGATTCCAGTCTGATAGTAGTTGGTTTCATCAATAGTTAATGCCAACCCCATCTTATCACGGTTTACGATGATATTGGTCGATTTCTGATTAATCAGTTCGACACGCTTTTCCAACCATCTGAGAGGTGCATCTATCGTTCCACTGATAACTACTAGCTCCGGTTCTTTCGGGTCAAGTGCTACCGGTGCTTCGCCTTCTCTTAATACTACTTCAATAGGTTTGCCGTTGTAATCTTTAGGCACAACCAAGTTGATTTTGTTTTCGCTCATGATTCTGTTCCTGCTTTACGGTTAATACTGAATACTGTCTTTTGCATCTCCTGTGGCATAATGGGACGGCTATAAACCAGTTCGCCCAGCTTGTTGTAGAATCCTGCCATCTTTTCCTCGTGATAGAGGATTTTGGCACATTCTTCATTTTCTACAAACTCAGAACCTCTCTTAATGTGGTCCAAAAGTTCCTGCTTTTCTTCGTTCAAAGGTTTCAGACGTTCTTTGAACTCGTCCATAGCCTCTTTCTTTTCTATCTAAATATCATTGATGGTGATTGATACTTCAGCTAATGTTTCTTTCTTTTGCGCCAATTCTTCGGGTGTGAATCGGTGAGTATAACCGATTTTCTCCACTGCATCGGCATTGTCCTGAAGAAACTGCCATCGTTCCTGTTCAGGAATGTCTTGTCCTAAAAATTTGTCCATATTATCTATAACTTATTTTGCCAAACTCATTGTAAACCTTTCTTGCAGTACCCATAGTATTATAAACTGGAATATAGCTTCTTTGAGAGGCTTTCTCTATTTGGTGAATACCGCTGGATTTAGGGTTGATTGATTTTTCAGGATGAAAGAATCTTGCTACATCTTGGGGAAATTTTCTTTTCTTCATAATCTCAATTTTTAAATAAATTCATTATTACGTTCAATTTCTTGTTGTGCGTAGATAAGCATCTGTTGTTCGTTAGCGGCAGGCAAATAGATACCTGCCACAGATGCGCTCCAGTTTCGGAAACGGTCAATACTCAAAGTCATTTCACCTGTTGTCAGCTCGGCAGAACTGCGCAAATAAGTTACTTCATTGCCTTTCTTGTTGACCGTCTTACGTTCAAACAAATCACGGTTGCAAGTCCTCTTATAAAAATCAATTTTTGCTTCGTCGAGACTGCAACCGTACTCACTACCGAAATACCCTAAAAGAAGATGCAAGTAGCTGTTTTGAGCAAGCGTGCGGTTAGGTAGTTTCTTTTTCACTTCCACCACCGCACGTTCACTAAACAGCTTGTTTACATACTCCTTGAACTTGGGTATTTGAAATTCATTCTTCAAGTCGAACAACATACGCTAAAAAGGCAAATCGTCCTTTACATTGCCATTAACATCAACCGGAGGCGGGAAATTCTGTGGCTGTTGCTGATAGGTCGACTGTGGCGCTGGCTGTTGTACCGATGTTGTTTGTTGGGATTGCGATACACCACCACGCGCATCTATTTTGTAGCACCGAATAGATGCCATACGTTTGAGTTCTCCGTCTTGATTCGTCCAAGAACGCCCTTGTAAGACAAACGATACAGTAACAACATCACCCTGATTAAAGCGGTCAAGTTCTGCACACTTATCGCCTGAAAACTCTAAGGGAATAACATTCTCATACTCGCTACGCTCTCCCGTATAAGGGTCGTAAGTAGTAGCATCTAAAATAAACTCCCGTTTTGTAAATGAGGAACCACCGTTTTTGGATGGTATTTGAACGGTTTGTCCAATTTCGATTATCCGTCCGGTTATTTGGTTTGCCATTAATTTTCTCCTCCAAAAATCTTTTTATCGGTTATAAGTTCTCTGTTTTCTTCCAAAAACCGGATAAATTCCTCACAATGATTAGTAAGAATAGGAATATCACGTTCAGGATTGAAAACGTATGTTTCTGTATAGGTATCTACCACATAACCGCCTTTGTTGAACTCCACAATGTTATACTCAAATGTCCGTACATCAGAACCGTTCTTCATTAAAGCGTATGGATATACTAAATGCTGGTGGTGATCTTTGAACTTTCCCACGGTATAACTACCGGTTGTTTTGATGTCGTGAACACTGGTAGGCATCAGTTCGTCAATCAGACCATAAACCAATACACTACCGTATGCAGTAGGCAAGATGGCTTCTACTCTTTGTTGGGTTAATGCTCCTTTGTAGTAGTTGGCAAACTCGCGGCAAAGGTCAATGTGAAAAGTGAAAGTGCGATTGTTGTAAACAGCTTTTATCCCGTAAAGTTTTCCGTCATCGTGATATGCCTTGCTAATTTCCATTATAGAAGATTTACGGTTCTCAATCATACAATCAATGATTTCATTGAAAGCCGTACCACGGTCTGCCGCTTCGCTATCGAATGGCTTGCGGTTAATCCGGTCTATCAGTTCTTGAAACTGTTGTTCGTGAAATTCTTCAGGAGTATGGGGTGGATTTTCTGACCACCCCCAGTACTTATCCCAAATCACATCACTATTCAGATATGCCCCAAAGGCATCAAGAAGCGTTGCGTAAATACGATATTTAGGCTGCTGGTTCATATTTCTTTTCTGAATTAAGTTTCAGATTCAAAGACTTCGCTTTGTTAGCTACCAACTTTGCCGCCATTTGCTTTGAAGAACCAACGTGCTCAAAGTTATCTATTTGCGCGATAAAATTATTGGCAGATTCCGCATCCGTAATAAGTTCGATCTGTTCTTTTATCTCTTCAATAACTTTATCATACTTTTCCTGTGCCTCTTTCTTGGCAGCAAGCATACCCAAATACGAATTGATTATCTTGGCGGTGATAAAGTCGTTCTTTGCGGTTGGATTAGCATTCTTGTCAAGGATGGTAGGAACTTCCATCACTGAAGGAAGATTGCAAGTATTCTTACCGTCATTTCTTGAAGTTGGGTCAAAAGTGATGGTACGTCTTTGGACGCCTCTTTCGCTTTTCATTTCAAGATAACCGAGCAAATCCAGTTCAGTAACGATAGAGTTGTAGGATTTTTCACGCAAGGCAGGGATAAACACCGTATCATCACCTTCTTTTCTTGTGTCGCGATGGGCAACGAAAATGATGTGCTTGTTAAGCCCCGAAAGTGTTCGTGTCATCCATGAAAACTCCGCATTGATACCGCTCCAATCCTTGATAGACGGTTGGCGGCTGCCACATTTATAAGTAATGATGAAATCCATCATCTTGCCAATGGTATCTACCACGATTGTCTGATAGGCAGACAAATCCTCCTGCAAGACCTGTTGAACATCACTCCATGAAGTGACCTGTACAGTATCTATGTTTTCCAAATGCGCCATATTCATACGCTTAACGCCATTATCGAAATCCAATAATAACGGTTTCGGTGCGCTCAATGCCACTGTTGATTTTCCCATACCAGCCTGACCGTAAATCATCATCTTTACAGTGGTAGGAATTACTAATTCATTTGATTTTTTAATAAGACTCATAATCGTAAAATTTAAAGGGTTTATATTACTTTCATTCTATTCAAAAATCTGTTGATCGACTCCAAATTGTACCAAATCATTTTTCCATCTTTGGCAAATGAAACCTGGGCGTTATTCCTAAGTTTATCAAGGTAATCAACGCTACACCCCAAATAAGCCATCGCTTCATCCTTATTAAGCCAAAGTTTCTGTACGGATTCAACCTTTCCTCTTTTCATATCATATCTTTCAGAAATTCTATTTTCTCTTCTCTAATCCGTCTTGCCCTACGCATATCCGAATGGAAATCCTGATAAAACGTAATTGAAAACACACATAATAAACAACAGGCGATAACAGAACGGGCTATTGGTGGGAAATCCATAGTGAATTTCATGCCAGCCAGACGCTCATATAGCATGGTCGCCAGTTCTCTTCCATTTCTTACATGAAGAATCTCAAAAGCCTTCTGCAACTGGTTGTTTATCGTGCTCACAGCCCTGCATTTCAAATCGGCTATTTCCTTCTTCTCATACCCTTGTGCATACATTCGTGCCGTAATCTCGCATTCAGGTGTAAGTTCATTAAAAACTCTCTTCATAATCGTGCAAGTCAGCTGATTAATAATTGCGGATAACCTCAATATATCCGGCTTCCCTGTTAGTGTCCACCGAATACAAAGTTTGCTCCTTGTCTATTATCCGATCAATCCTTGCCAGCCTGTTAAGATCAGCGGTACACCTGCGAAGCTGTCCGGCAAGTTTGTCGCTAAAGTCAAAGCTGATTCTGTCATTCTTCTTTTTCAGCTTTTTCTTGATTTCTGTTCTTTCTTTCAGTTCTTTTGCCATAAGAGTAAAATTTAATTAATGATTCGTGGATGGTAAGGGAATCGAACCCCTCTCAATCGTGCCAATTGTTTGCGCAACACGAAGCTCTAACCGATAAGCTAACCATCCGATTAAAAAAGGTGCACTATCCTCACGGACAGCACACCCAGTACAAACACAATATAAAACACGAATATCTAATCTATTATCAGAACAATGCTTTTAACCGCGTTCTTGAAATGATCAAACTTCCGGTTCAAATCACTCCAAGATTTATACCATGTATTTTTCTCTTCAGCTAATTTCTCGTTAGCCTCTTCCAGTTCCTGCACACGCCTTACTAAATCTTCATGCGTCATGCCTCTTAATTCTTCCACTGTCATAATCGTATAAATTTAAAATGTCGTTAAAAAGGTAGGAGTCGAACCTACTTCTTGTAAGCTAAATGAATATATAAATTAGAATATAAGTTAATACCAACAATTAATCGCTTACACGCATTCCAACAATGCTACTTCATAAATTACCGCCCAGCTGGTTTACAAGGTGATTGTGCACTCATCCCCATGCGCCTTGTGCCGGATTATAGGACTACTTTTTAGTGGTCTGTTTTAAGTTCTCTATAAGTTATTCTCATGAGCGACACACACCCTACACATATAACACTCATTATAGTGATAGAGAATATTTTCATAGGACTGTAAGTAGTAATAGCCCCGTAAAGCATACCGGCAGCACATATACTAACCAATATAGATAAAACGAATTGGATTGTTTTCATAATCGTATAAATTTAAATAAGTATCTGTACCCTAATCGAATAGCAGAACCTTATTTCAGTTCAGTACAGACTATAAGACCTTTCAGCGATACTTGTGCCTAACCAAGCATACTCACCACGCTAAAGACAAATTGGTGTGCTGAAAGTAAAAATCATTTCAACTTCGTGGCTTTACCACCATCAGACATATACAACCATTCGCCCATTGTCGGCTTATCCTCGGTTGCTATCGGTGTCAATTCCGTTCCACTTGCACCCACCACTATCCACCATCACTGGCTTCGCTTACGTGCCTTCGCAGAAATATATCTTTTTATCGTATCAATATGTCAAAGAACCAATCAATAGTACCCTACCCGATTCTCGCTATCGGTTGCCGTTCAATCCGTCTGTAGGGCTGTCGTGCGTTGCATAATCGTGTATTATGCGTATCGGCTGATACCTTGTACCCGGCATAGAGCATCGTAGTCCATGCCATCATCTTCACAAGTTTCAAAACCTTTTAAGGCATCTTCCAAACTGTCTATCTCATCCGTTATCAACTGGATAGCTTCTTTTTTGCTATCAGCATTGAACATCAGGCAGACAGCCTCTTCATCATTGTTATGGGCAGCCTCTAAATCTTTATAAAGGCTATCCAACTGCTGGTTAATCGTGTAAGCATTCATATCCATATCTTTTATGCGATTGACATCAGATTAGCTTTTTTGAAGCATCTGAATTCTTGGCGTTCAGTATCATAGTAAGTCTGGACGGTATCATTCTTTTTTCTGTTGTCAGTACCAGTGATGGCAGGCATCAGCTTTTCATTTAGTGTACCGTATGCCTCACGAACGGAACCATCCACTTTTTTGAAGTAGAACTTCACTATCTTCTTTTTCATCTCACCTTTCAGTTTCAAATTAGCCCAAGCGACCTTCATTGCTTCGCTCATGGTGTAGCCATTACGCTTAACGAACTGCCAAGCAAGGCTCATTACTTCGTGTAAAAATTCTCTTGTTCTCATAATCGTGTATTTTAATATGTTTATACTATTTGAAATCTGAATTAATCTTCGTTTCTTTGTATCAGTTTAATTTGATAATGCAAATATACTATCAATTTTGATATGGCATATCATTTTTGATTATTATTTGTGTTAATAATATCTAATTTGATTAATCTAAAATGATAACATTAAGACAAATAATTAGAAATCAAGGCGTTACAAATAAAGTAATAGCTGATGCGTTAGGCATAGAATCTACCAATATAGGTAGATATGATGATTTATCTAAAAGAAGACTATCAGAATTGATAATCATATCTAAAGCCTTGGATATGTCTCTAGGCGATCTTGTCCAACAGGCAATGGCTGATGAGATTGAACTAGGAGATGTTACGATTATCAATAAGCCTAAATATATAGAAAAGATAGATGAAGAAGGCATAATTAATCTATATGACATTGAGGCTGCCGCAAATTTGAAATCTCTTTTGGTGAACAAAGACCAAAACATACTAGGAAAGATAAGTATCCCCAACATACCGAAATGTGACGGTGCTGTATATGTCAAAGGAGATTCTATGTATCCTTTATTGAAATCGGGAGATATTATAGCTTATAAAGAAGTTCCCGTAGAAATCCAACACATTTTTTATGGGGAAATGTATTTGGTTTCAATAGATGTAGAAGGTGAAGAATATCTAACTGTAAAATACATAAATCAATCTGAAAAAGGAGGTGATTGGATTAAGTTGGTAAGTTACAATCAGCACCATCAACCCAAAGATTTTCCTTTGGCATCAGTTAAGGCACTAGCTTTAGTAAAACTAAGCATTAGGATGAATACGATGAAATAAACGCCATGAGTTTCAACCAATACACATGGGACCTATATAAACAGACCACAATCGGAATAGAGATGATAAAATACTTTTCCGATGCGGGAGGATATGTTTTATTCAAGGATTATTGTCCGTACGCTAATTTCATACCAGAAGATTTATATAACGATTGGTTGGAGAATATATATTGCTACGGTGTATCAGATTATGACCATCCCAGCTCATTGGAAGAAGCAAAAGATTTATACATTTCACTTATCACATTAGGCATAAGGGTAGAAGGGCAACAATGGCTTCCTGCTAACGACTTCAAGAATATGCTTGGGATTATCCAGCCGATGTCCTATGTCTTATCACAGTTCGCCCCAGAATATTTCTTCCCGTACCTGTTCCTTTGCCGAATATTCGAGCTGAATAAAATAGCGGATTTCTTTAACATAGACCTCCCCAATATTCCCAAAAGAACTGATTACAAAGGAAGGTGCATGTATTATTGGGAACTTTGCGAGGTGTTTTATTTGTTCAGAAAAGAAAATGGACTATCTCCAGCAGATCTATGGTCTTTCCTATACGACTTCGCACCCAATAATCTCCCAAGCGAGAAAATAGACATGCCCAAACCGTCACAAGTCTGGTTCATTGGCGGCAGGTTATACCAAGAAGATAAATCCTTAGAATCGAAATTCTGGCAGTCAAGCCCCGAAACAAAGAAAGGGGATATTCTTGTTCATTACGAAACGTCCCCAATCAGTGCAATCACTTGCATAGAGACATCGCTTACGGATGGCGTAATAGACCCTCTATTCCGATACTACGGGTGTATCTATATTGGGAATAGAATAAATATTCCTCACATTACTTTGAAAGAACTACAAACTGATGAATATTTTTTCAAACACCCACTTGTTAGAAAAAACTTTCAGGGAGTAAATGGTTGGTCGGTTAACAGTGAGAACTATTCAGAGTTACTTCGGATGATAAAAACAAAAGGATTTGATATAGAGGTTTTGCCAAAATTGTATGCCCCAACCTTGCCCAAAGACGTAATTATAGAGTACGAACATGATGTAGAACAGCAATTGCTGGAACCATTGCTTAACTCTATGGGATGGTATGAAAACAAAGACTTCATCCGGCAGTTACCAATCCAAGCAGGGAGAGGACATAGGATATTCCCAGATTATGCGTTACATTATGGCAATAAACCAAATGAGGAAAGGGCAAAAGTGTTGATTGAAGCCAAGCTGTGTATGAGGAATAACAAGGAAAGAGAAGAAGCATATTTGCAAGCGCGCTCATACGCCCGATTACTTAATTCTTCTGTGATTGTTTTATGTGATAAGGATTACCTGATTGTTTATGAGAAAAAAGACAGCTTCGACCGGGACAGATACAAGAAATACTGTTGGGGAGATTTTGAGAATCCAGATACTTTCAACGAATTAAAGAACAAACTAAATATTTGAAATTATGAAAAGAGGAATAATACTATTTTTTTCTTTTTTATTTTCTTGCTTGTTAAATGCTCAACTTTCCATTCAGCAAGATACTATAAGATATGTTATGGCAAATCTAAATTTGAGAGAGGCTCCTAATACAACCTCTGCTATTATTACTCAAATACCTAAAGGCACTCAAGTTACCATAGATGAAGACTGTGAATGTAAATGGATTCCGGTAAACTATAATGGATACATAGGATATGTTTCGACAAAATACCTTTCAAAAGAAAAAATTGAATGTACTACTACATACAATAACAGTACATCTATTAAATATTATACAAATTCAAAGGGAGAACGAGTACAATCTCCAACTTATTATAATTCCGCGCCTCCTGGAGCAACAGCTTTATGTAGAGATGGAACATATAGTTTTAGCAAAAGCCGTAGAGGAACATGCTCACATCATGGTGGAGTTGCAAAATGGCTAAAATAACAAATTAGACACACAAGATTATGATTGACTTTCTAACCATCATACTCCTAATATTCGGAGTATTACAAATTATTCTCTTCTTCAAAGTATGGGGAATGACAAACGACATCAAAGATATAAGGAACAAGTATCTCAAAGACGAGGATGAGAAACAAAGAAAAAACACAGAGCATGACGCTATAACCCAAATAAGTGGCGGTTCTAAACCAACAATATAAGCCGGGCATCATTTCCCGGCTTTTTCTTTTCCAAACACATAGTCAATCACTCTCCTATTGGCATCGTCCACCTTCTTCTGATCGAATTTGATATAGATACTAGTAACATCAGAACCAATCTCATGTCCTAAACCGGCAGATATAGTTTCTTTAGGTATATCAAGTTCCGCAGCCAATGTAGCCCATGAATGGCGCGCCCAATATGTGGACAGATCCGGAAATAACGGTTGGCGAACCTTCTTTCCTCCCAGCCCTTTACGCTCGAATGGCCCTATATTCTTCAGTGCCTTGTTTATCCGACTGATAAAATCTTTGTAATTAGAATACTCGTCCAAAACATTCAAGAGATATTGCCTTCCCTTATATCGATCAATTATACCCTGCGCTTCCGGTTCTATCTTCACTGAATACAATTTTCCAGTTTTTCGACGATGATATTCAATCCGCCCGTTGACTATGTTCTCCTCTTTCAGCAGAAGCATATCCCCTATATTTATGCCGATCAAATAAAACGACAGCATAAATAAGTCCCTGTATCTCTCCTCAAATTCCTCGCATGGATAGGCTTTCAGTACTCTAATCTGCTCGATGGTGAGAGAACGCTTTCGGGTTTCTTCTTTCTTTATCTTGAATTTCCTAAATGGATATAATGTGGTTATCTCTTCATCAATGGCATAGTTGAAAACAGCACGAATATTCCGAATATGAATAGCATAGGCATTTATCTTCATTCCGCTTCCACTCATCCAATTCTCGAATGACACAAGCCATTTTCTGTCCATAGTATCGAATGTACAATTAGGGTCAAAAGCCAGCAGTTTGTTTCGGGTAGTTTCATAAACAATCTTTGTGCCGGCATTATTCTTCAATGAAACAAATTCATCCAAATAATCAATGAATGACTTTTCACTCTTTTTCCTGCCGCTAATAATTTCTTCCAAGTGAGATTTCAGCATCTTATCGGTTATCACTTTAAGCTTTCCCATAGAATGCATGACAAGAAGTTCATTCTCTACAGCGGCAAAGATATTGCGCAATGCTGCATTTTTATATTTATAATTTGGTTCTTTCTTATTATAGCAACTTCCATCCCATGCTTCAATGGCAGAATCAAACCCCGTAGAAAGCAATAATTTGCTTTCATGCTGGATACGTAACTTAATAGGGTATTTATTGTTAGCCTTTGCCCTTCTTGTGTCAAGATAGAAATTAACGGTAGCCAT